GAAGCTGACCTAAAGTTACATGACCGTCTAGCTAAGAATGGGCATGCTAGTCCTTTCGAACATTGTGCTAAAACTATGACCCATGCAGATTTTTATCCTGACGCATATGGAGGTTATAGCAGAAACTTCAAAGGATTTATACCTTACCGTGAGCTTATAGAACGGCCATGATAATCACAGAAGGAGACCATCAGTTAGCCCTAGATTGGGCTGCTAGTGTTTTTGGTATCAACGAAGATGCTTACTGGTGGAAAATTAACGAGATACTTGTAAGAAAGTATCGAGAAATAATAGAAAAATTATGACAAAAGACGAAGCAATAGTATACGCAGGTATGGCTTATTTAACAAACTCCACGCCTGAAATTATCGAAGAAATGGAAGAAAATCCTGATGATATATGTAAATATGCATGGGAACCATTAGAATACTGTAGTAATAAGTATATCCTAGATGCAATTGATGGATTAGCTCATTATATTCAGAATAATTTTGAAAAGCTTTAAACTAAAAGCCTCAAATCTTTGTTAAACTGCAGGAATAATTGTATCTTTACAAGCTCTCAATAGCCAGAGAACCAATCATTTACTTACTTAAAACAATCATTTTATGGCACATAGAATCGGTATCGTTGGTGGCCCCAACACTGGGAAATCTTTCTCCAGACGTAATCTTAAAAATGGGTCGGAGGCATTCGTTTTGTCTCCCTCTCAAAAAGTTTTACATCTATATGATAAAGATGGAGACCCAGTAAAACGGCTCAACGTTAGTACACAAAAATCACCTAGTATGGAAGCCTTACTAGAAGCGATGAAAGTCTCTAACAGACATTCAGTAGTATTAAACCTTATGCGTAAAAACGTTCCCGCCAAATATACAGGGCATTGGGAAGTGGTGCATAAGATTAATTACCTGAAAGATTACATGGACATGGTAGATAGGCATATGCCACATATCAAATATCTATTTTTACCTGACTTTACGCACTACATTAGTCGTATAGTCGCTAGTAAAGAGTTCATGGATAGGAATTCTGGAGGACAAGCGTTCGCTAGATTCTGGGATTTAGCAGCAGATGCTCTAAATTCATTCTTTATACACTCAGACACCTTGAGAGAGGACTTGTTCGTTATCACTGAATTTCATAGTGAATACAATCAAGAAGCAGAAGAGTATAAAATCTTCATCCCCTCAGGAAAAATGCTTGGAGAGAAATTTTTACCTGACAGTTATTTTGATATTATGTTGTATACACATATTGAGAAAGACGAACAGGGAGAAGTTACTCCTGATAGTTACAAATTCGTAACCAGGCGATGGGGCAAATATAACGCTCGTTCCATGGATATTTTTGAAGACAAGCTTATCCCGAACGACATGCAATTAGTCCTAGATACCACCAAGAAAGCTCTTGGTATTACTTAACCACTTAATTTTTACACAATGTTAAATATTGGAATTCCAAAACAAAGAAGTCGACAATCTGAAAAGTATCCTAATACTCCAGTTCTCACAATGCTACCTGATGAGGGGCCAAGATTCGGTAAACGTTTCTCTCTCAACAAGAAAGCAGCTGAGGTTCTGGGTATTACTCCAGAGAATAAAGCAAATGTTGCTTTTTCATTCGGAGAATCGACTGCGATTGTAAATGTTACGGGAGTAAACACTCTCCCAGAAGACCAGGTATATTCTGTAAGCCAGAAGAACACCTTTAGTAATGGACAACTACACAAACACTTGGCCAAAATCAATGACCTTTCTACAGATGCGACGCATGAGTTCTCTCTGGGAGATGTAGCTATTGATGATGACCTAAAGTGTAATTATGCTAATATCAGCCTAATTACAGGGGAAACTGAGCCAGAAACTGTACCAGAAGACGCCACTAGAAGTTATAGAACCAGAGTCTAACGACCCCGTTGCTGAAACTAATACTAATGCTGAAACTGAAGTTGCGTCTGTTAGGGAAGATGAAGAAGTCGAAGGTGACAGCTGGTAATCTTTTTTTTAATTAATTAATCAATAAATCAATACATAGTAATATGGGAAAATATAATCTTAACGACGATTCTTACGATGCTAAAGACGTAGCTATTTTTAATGATGGCGAAGCAGGTAAGGCTCTTAATGTAGAAATTTCAAAAATCGAGAAGAAAACAACAGACGGCAATCAGCCTGACTGGAAGATTTACTTCAAAGATTCCTCAGGGAATGAGATTTCTCACGGTCTGTATTATGTAGACACTACCCGTGAATATGGTGAGAAGAAGTGGATTTCTCAGGGGAAACTCTTGAAACACTTGGTTCATCAAGTAATGGGGGCTGACGCAAAACTTCCAGAATTTGATACTACTGAAGAAGGTTTAGACAAAGTTATGTCTAAGCTTGCTAAGAGTATCGATGGTGTGAAGCTTAACGTTTGGTGTAACTACGGAACAGAGAATAAATCTAGTGAATACCTACGTATTCGTAGTTTTGCTCCTATGATGGAACCTGCAGCAACTGCTGAAGAGGATTCAAAATTGAAGCGTTCTAAAATTGAGGTAATGTCCCGCATCACTGCGGACGCAGAGCCCGAAGTCGAAGAGGTTGCCGAAGGTAGCGAAGGAGACTGGTAGATAAAATTTTAGGGGGCTGTTTTTATTAATAGTCCCCTAATTTTTTTTTGATGATTGACTTAAACAAAGATACCTACGATTTAAAACCAACAGCAGACCGAGAGCATATTTTAGAGCAGTTAGACGATTACCAAATTTTCCGACACTACATCCAAGAAGACTTCGAATTAAGTAAAGCTTTCAATAGTCCATTACGTAAGGATAGTGTCCCCTCTTTTAACATATTTTACGCTTCCAATAATGGGAAGCTAATGTATAAGGACCTAGCCACAGGAGACCGTGGTGACTGCTTTATGTTCGTCCAAAAGCTGTTTGGCTTTGTGAAATACTTCGATGCTATTCGAAAGATATGCACTGATTTTAATCTTACTAACCTGCAGTTTACCCCAATAGGGAATATACCAGACAAGGTAGTAGTACCAGAAAAACGTGCTTACGAAAAAAGAACTAATCTTGTGGAGATTAGTGTAAAAAGAAGACCATGGAATAAGTTAGACCAACAGTACTGGCAAGCCTATGGCATCACCAAGAAAACACTAGAGTTATACAATGTAGCTCCAGTTTCCCACATTTTCTTTAATAGAAATATCTATAAATGCGACAGATTAGCTTATTGCTATCGAGAATCAAAAGATGGAAGAGTGAGTTACAAGATATATCAACCTATGAAAGGACGCTCCGAAGGGAAGTTCATAAACAATGCAGATTGGAAGGTTCATCAAGGTTACACTCAACTTCCCCCTACAGGCCCGATATTGGTTATTACGAAATCCTTAAAAGATGTAATGACAATTTTCGAGTGTGGGTATCCCGCAGTAGCGCCGCAAGCAGAGACAATTCCACTAAATGACGCAGTTGTTCGAGAGTACAAAAGAAGATTCAAGCGAGTCATTCTTATGTATGATTATGACAATGCTGGAGTTAAGAACACAGAAAAACTAAGTACACAGTTTGACTTAGACTATACCTTCATCAAAGATGAGGACGATAGAGTCAAAGACATATCTGATATGCGTAAAATCAAAGGTAGAGCTTTCACAGAGGACTATCTTAACACAATTTTAGTACAATGAAATTTGAAGATGATGCCAAAAAACACCTCGTAAAGGGGGATTTATTCGAAACCGTACAATCGCAGATTGACCCACACAACTTAGAAAAGTTGTATAACTTGTTGAGTAATCTCTACAAGAATTCAATAGGGTCTATTGTAAGAGAATATACTTCGAATGCCTATGATGCGACGGTTGAAGCTGGGTCTACTGACCCGATTGTAGTACGTATGGATGAATCCGACGGAAACTACTTCATTGAGTTTGAAGATTTTGGGGTAGGTTTAAGTCCTGATAGATTGCATAAAGTGTACTTTAACTACCTGGCAACTACAAAAGATAAAACTAATAACCAAATTGGAGGATTCGGAGTAGGCGCTAAATCGTTCCTTTCCTACAATGATAGCTTCGAAATACGAACACGGTATGACGGTATGGAATCTAAGTGGCTGATGTCAAAGCAGGCTACAGGAGTTCCAGCGGGAGAGAAACTTGCTGAAGCACCTACTGATAAAAAGAATGGAACCCGTATCCGTGGGTATATTCACAACTCAGCAGACTTTAGTAAATTCCAAGAGGAATGTAAAAAGCAATTGGCTTACTTACCTAACGTTTATTTTGAAGGGTGTAGGGTAGATAATGAT